AACTTTGATTGTGCCAAGGAGTACGACAGCCGTGGACAAACAGCCTCGGCAGTTTCCTTTTATCTACGCACGGCAGAGTACGGTCTTGACTCCCACGTTGATTTGGTTTATGAATCTTTGCTTCGAATGTCCATTTGTTTTGAAAACCAGAACGACCGCATCCATTCCGTTAGCAACTGTATCCTTCAAGCCATCACGGTAGACCCTTCTCGAGAAGAGGGCTACTTCCTTATGGCTCGGTTCTACGAGCGCCAAGGTAACTGGCAAGAATGCTATACCTGGGCTTCCATGGGAATGAACGTTGCGTCCCTAATATCTGATAAACCTAACTCGCTGTTGGATTACCCAGGCGTTCTTGGGCTTCAATATGAGATGGCTGTTAGCGGTTGGTGGATTGGCCGCCGTGAAGAGTCTATAGAACTCTTTGAGCTTCTACTGATGAGACCTTTGCCTGATAACTACAGGTCCTCTATTGAAGATAACCTAAAAAGGATTAAAGGATGATTCTATTTGATATAGGAGCTAACCGCGGGGATGCCGTCGTAGCTGGTCTTGAAAAGGGCTATAAGGTTATTGCCGTAGAAGCAGCGCCCAGAGTGTTTAAGCAGTTGGTCTGTAACTTTATCTATAACCCCAACGTAGTGCCGTTGCGCTTTGCTGTTTCTGATACAGCTGACCAAGTGATTGAGTTCTACGAAGCAGAAGAAGATGGCCTATCTACAATGAATAAAGATTGGCTAACAGATGAGAGACTGCCGTATGCAGGTAAGCCCTATCGCACAGTTCAAGCTAGAACTATTACGATAGATGACTTGGCGCTAGAGTACGGCAAGCCAGACCTTATTAAGATTGATGTTGAAGGTGCTGAGTGGTCGGTGTTTAAGGGCATGACTAAAAAGTACGGCACGCTTACTTTTGAATGGACAGACGCTACGTTAGACGAGCATCAGAAGCAGATAAAGTACTTAGCTGATTTGGGATATACAGAAGTTGCCCCTCAGTTCATTCTGCAGCATTTGCGGGAGCCATACGAAACACATTGGCATGACATAGCAACATTTAACTTTGCTGAATGGCTTTTAGAGGCAGCGCCTTATTGGGAAGAAGGCGCGTGGAAAGAAGCTAGGTTACGCCCTACCGCAGATGTAGGGATGTGCTGGGTTCGTTAGAGCCCACCAAATACTAAGGTCAGCGCCGAGTAATCTGTAGGGTAAGAGCCTTGAATACCCTGGACGCCTTGCGTACCATTCAAGCCCTGAGTACCAGTTGTGCCCTGTACTTGAATGCCTTGTGTACCTTGTACACCCTGCAATCCTTGAGTACCAAGTAATCCTTGAACGCCTTGGGTTCCTTGAATGCCTTGGCTTCCAATTGTTCCCTGTGTTCCTACAAGACCCTGTGTTCCTGTGGCACCTTGTGTTCCTGTTGTGCCTTGCGAACCTGTAAGTCCTTGTAGACCCGTTAGTCCTTGAGTTCCTGTGGTTCCCTGAGTACCAGTTGTACCTTGTGTTCCTGTTGTACCCTGTGGACCAACAACGCCTTGAATACCGACAGCACCATCAAGGTTGACTGACCAAGTAGCAAATGTTCCTGTACCAACGATGCGGTCGTTCGTAAATGTTAATGAACCAGTAGATGGTGTATAGGATGTAACTGTTCCGTAGACAATATGCGTTGCGTCGTAAGCAACCACAATGTTTTGGCCCGTGGAGTATTGATAATTTTGTGCAATGGTGATTGTTGTTGTTCCACCAGAGGTAAGAGTAAATGAGGTTGTAGAGGACGTGCTGTAGTGGTCACCCGCAACACCTTGCAGACCTTGAGTACCCTGAGGTCCCTGAATACCTTGTAGGCCCTGCGTGCCCTGTGTGCCTTGCGTACCAGTAGTACCTTGTGAACCTACAGCGCCTTGAGTTCCCGTGAAGCCTTGAGTTCCCGTCGTACCTTGGGTACCTGTAGTTCCTTGTGCGCCAGTAAATCCTTGAGTTCCCTGCAGACCCTGTAGACCTTGGATACCCGTAGTTCCTTGTGGGCCCTGAACTCCTTGGTTACCTTGAATGCCTTGCGTACCCTGAGGTCCTTGAACGCCCTGAACACCCTGTGTTCCTTGCGTTCCTGTAAGTCCTTGGGTACCCGTGATTCCTTGGCTTCCCGTAAATCCTTGTGTACCAGTTGCTCCCTGAGTTCCTACCGCACCTTGTGTACCAGTAAGTCCTTGAGTACCAGTAGTTCCCTGGATACCTGTGGTTCCTTGGTTACCTTGTACGCCTTGAATACCTTGAGTACCTTGAACTTGGATACCTTGTGTTCCTTGTACACCCTGGATTCCTTGTACACCCTGAGTTCCTTGGTTGCCCTGAACTCCTTGAGTACCTTGGGTGCCCTGTGCACCAGTAATACCTTGAATGCCGTTAAATCCTTGAGTACCTGTCGTACCCTGCATGCCTATTGTACCTTGGGTACCGTTATTGCCTTGAGTACCTTGAGGACCCTGCAGTCCTTGAATACCCTGAATACCTGAAGCATAAGTAAGAGATGTCCAGTTAGAAGAACCGTTACCAACCTTAAACTTACCTGTATCTGTTTCTAGGCCAAGCTCACCGCTAGCTAAAGTAGGATTTGCAGACGTCCAGTTGGCAGCTGTGTCGCGGCGAAGCTGAATTTGAATAGCCATTAGGTTATTTTATCCTCATCCCGTCGCTGTGCCAGCATTAATAGAAGTAATGCCGCCGTAGTTAGAGGTAGCATTTCCCCCATCAAGGTCAGCTAAAGTTGTACTTGATTGTGCAGTCCAGTTAGTTCCATCAAATGTCTTAATAGCATTTAATGTTGTGCTGTAGTAAGCGTCTCCAGCTTCAGTACCAGCAGGGTCACTAGCTAAAGCTAGCAACCCTATAGGTACAACAAACTTACGAGACATTACTCGCTCCTAGATTAAGCGTGTACTACAACGCGATAAGCGTTTGAAGACGGCGCAACTGCAAAGCTAATTGTTACCGTGTTAGAGGTGGCATAAACCACATCTGTAACAACTTCAGCGTTTGTGGATGAGTCACGGACAGTTACTTTAGCGTCCTGGCTGTTTAAGTTGTGCGTAATAGTGAACGATGTAGTTGAGCCGTCACCGATGGTCACTGAATACTTTTCGACTACCTTAGAGGTATCGACAACAAGCTGTGAGCCTGAAAGAGTAAGACCAGCACCGTAGTTTGCAGCAATAGAAGCACCAGTGATGGTGATACCGTTTCCTGCAGTATATTCACCAGCTGCTGAGAACTGGGTCCATGTAGAGGAGCCAGCAGAGTAAGCGGTGATAATAAAGCCGCGGGTTCCCTGGGTACCCTCTTCTACAAATGCGTATGAACCCTCTTTGAGAGCCGTGTCTGAAGCATTTGTTGACAAGAACAAACCACTACCATTAAAGATATAAATACCGTTTTGAGTAGCGGTGGTTTGATTCTTGACCAATACGCGGTCGTTAGTAGCAAGGGTGACGCCATCAACAGATGTAGTTGTTGATAGAGTAGCGATGTTGGCTGTTGAAGCCGCACGAACAGAACCAAGAACAAACAGTCCTTGTGCTGTTGCGTCTACGTAAGACTTTGTTGCAATAACAGATGTATCAACAGCAAGAGTACCTGTTGTTAGGGTAAGACCTGAACCAACTGCGGTGATACCAGCGTTGACACCCTGAATACCCTGTAAGCCCTGTACGCCCTGAGTACCTTGAATGCCTTGGATACCCTGTGTACCTTGGGTTCCTGTAGTACCTTGCGCACCAGTGATGCCTTGGATACCTTGAAGACCTTGTGTACCCTGTGTTCCCTGAACACCCTGGGTGCCCTGAGTTCCTTGCAAACCAGTTGTACCCTGTACACCCTGAGTACCCTGAGTACCTTGGATACCAGTGGTTCCCTGAACACCTTGAGTACCTTGAGTACCTTGCACACCTTGAGTACCTTNAGGTCCCTGGATGCCCTGGGTGCCTTGAATTCCCTGTGTNCCTTGTACGCCTTGTGTTCCCTGCGTACCTTGAGCACCCGCAGATGCGTTAAGCCATGCGGTGCCATTCCATGTGCGTAGATATCCAAGTGCCGTGTCAAAGTAAATTTGACCAGCTACTGGACTTGATGGTGCCGTTGCCAAATTTTGAATGGCAGCGTTCTGCAGCTCGAGCTGCGTTAAGTTAATCGGGGTTAGGAACTTACGTGCCATGTATTTGCCTCCTCAGGCCTTAAGATAGGTAAGCGTCTCCGCTAAAAGCTGACGAAAATGAGACCGTGAGTGAGTTTGTATTAGTGTACGTGATTTCGCCTTCAACTATGGTACCAGCAGAATCTTGAACTGTAACGTTAGGGTTATACCCTAAATTGTGGATTATTGTCCAGCTAGATGATGAGGTGGCTTGGTGATAATGGTAAGACAGGTTGCCAGCAACCCCAGAGGTTCCCTGAAGGCCTTGAGGGCCTTGAAGTCCGAGTGGCCCCTGTACGCCTTGTAGGCCTCGGGCTCCACCCTGCTCGGGGGTGACGTGAACAACAATCGGGGTTTGTGGGGTTACCGTAACCCCGCATACGCAGGGGTGGCAGTTACAAGATGAACAGTTAGTAGTCAAGGTCTACCAACTTCCGTCCATCGCTCCAGATGAGTCTGTGACTCCTTGGGTCGTAAACACTTGACCCTTAATGTAGGTCTGAGCATAGGTTGAGTCAGTAGTGCTGGTAGCTCGAAGGTCCCAGAATCCACGTGGTGGAAGATAAGCGGTGTTAGCAACTTCAAGTGATAGTTGGATAGTACTCAAACTACTAGATGCAGAGACGACGGTAACTTCAAAGTTAGCGTAAATAGAAGGTGCGTTTGGATATGTGCGAATCTGTGCCGCAAACTCCAAGCCCGTGATATCAAAGGGGAAGTCAAATGTAGCTGAGTAGCTGTTGCCCTGATAGAGGACAATGTCGTAGGTCTGAGCATACGACGGAAATGTGTTGCGACCAGTAAGGTCGTTTTGAATATAGACGCGCTCTGGGATACGAGAATCGTCCACCTCTTGGCCCATGTAGATTGGCACGTACTTGTTGGTAGTACGGGATGTACGGATGAGTGTGCCCATCTCAATTCGCCAAAGGCCGATGTTAAGTTGCGAGCAAAGCATACGATATTGGTTCCAACGCTCAGCAATGATTTCAGTAATCTGGCGATAGCGCTGTGCACGTGGGATGGTTACGCCGTCTGGGGCAGAGATATCAATATCAAAAGAAGCGTCAGTAGCCAGCGCCCACAGGCCTTCGATAGAGGCAAGGATGGCAACTGGGTATTCTTCTACAGCTGAAATGCTGGCAAGAGTTACGGCAGAGCCAAAAGAATCTGTGCGGTTGTATGTGTGCTGGTTTACAGCGTCGTTAATGAACTCAGTAAGTTCAGAATCTAGGAAGTAGCGGTCAACCATGCCTGTGACCACAATAGCTGCGCTAGTGGCTGGAGCGGTGACAAAGGTAAGGATGCCTGTGCTCTGCTCAATCGTGTAGCCAGATGGGTAGGCTATAGGAGAACCTGCGACAGTAACAAGAAGGTTAGTAAGTTCAACAGGCTTATAGTCAGTCTCAAATACTTTAGTTGCGCCGTCGCCTGTGGCCTTAAAGGTGAATTGCTTCTGAGCGTCACCTAGCTCTAGTCGAACTCTAGAGAGCAAATCAGACAGAACAGCCACATGAACTCCCTACATAAGACGCCTACACAATGATGGCGTTAATCCTTTAAAAAATCAGCGCAAACGAAAAAGCGGACTCCGCAGAGCCCGCTCAATCGCCTAAGGTTTGCCTTAGATAACGCCTGCTAGATAACCTTTTTCTTTAAGGTGCTCTGCAACATGCTTGGTAACCTTGTACTTCTGTCCAGCCTTGAAGCTATAGTTGTTACCCTTACCAAGAGTCATATTCTCAATGTTCTCTACGGTGCGGATTTCAACCATCTCATCATCAGCCTTACCGACTGTGGTTACATTGTCGACAATTACTGTTGGGCGGTTAGGGACAGTAGCATCGATTACTTCATCAAGTTGGGCGCTTGCCTTGGCTGTGGCCAATGACATTTCGCCAGCGCGTTGATTCTGCTCTTCGGCAAACTGTTCAGCGAGAGCTTCTCTCGTACGTCCAGTTACATCTGTGGGCTTTGCTTTTGCCATAATAGTGTTCTCCAATTTAATGACTCGGTTAAAAGCTTAGGGTTCCTAACCCTAAGTAGTTTATCGCGGCCTTTAGGGTCTCGATATCGTCCTTGGCACAGCCAAGAACTTGGTTACAGCCCCTGCAAAGAAGTCCTCTTATACATTTGCCACAAGACTTTTGCTGTTCGTTACAGCAGCTATGGTCGTGGTCTATATGGGGCGAGGATACCTCATCCCAGAACTTACCTTTGCATATGGCGCACTTGCTATCTTGCATCTCAAGTAATGAATCAAACTGCTCTACGGTTATGCCGTAGCGCTTTACGTTCTGCACTTTACCGTTTAAGCGCTCGCACGCTCTACAATGTCTAGCAACTTTGCCATTAGGCTTTCTATATGTAATTGTGTTCTCTTCATCGTAAGGGTGGCCCTTAGGGCACTCAGTCTTAGAGGAGTTATTGACTCCTCTTCCAACTCTCGGTTCATTTTTTCTGCGGTTCCTCATTCGCTCTAAGCGACAGGTTCTGCAGTGTGTGTAACCGCTTTTATCTATGTAAGAGTTTTCTTCTGTGTACTTGTGTCCTTGCGGGCACTTTTCTTTTACTGCCATGTGTAAGACCTCCTAGTAGGGGTTTACCTACTAGGAGAATCTTATCACGGATTACTTAGTTTGTTTCGGCAATTACGACGCTTTGGTCAGTAATCAATCCAAGACCGAAGATTGAGTACCAAGCAAGTGCGTGCTCACGACCGAAGTCCAAGATACCGCCATCGCGGAGCTCGACTGGGAGTGAGATAGCGTGACCGAATGCGTTATCTCCAATGAAGATAGCTGAATAGCGGTCAGAACCACCGTTACCTGTTAGGGTGTTAGGAGTTGTGTAGCCTCCACCAGGTGTGATAACTGGGTTAGCAACTGTTGAATCAGCTGAGTAGCCAGAACCAGCACCACCAGGAACGTGGAGAACCTGGGTTGTTTCGATGAATACAACGTCGTACAAACGACCGATTTCACCGAGCATGAAGTTTCCTGGAGCAGCGTACTTGGTAACTTCGATGAACTCAGGGTTGTCGCGAAGTGTACGGCTCTGGTGTGGGTGAACGAAGCAGACGTAGGTCTCGCCCAACCGAGGGATGTTCTTGGTGCTCAAGGTCTCAACAACGTCCTTGACAACGTGTGGTGTCAAGTATGAAGAGCCTGTCATTGAAGCACGAGAAGTAGCGAATGTGCCGTAGCCGTACCAGTTGTTAACAGCTGATGAGACTGAAGAGCGGTCTTCGCCGTAAAGGGTAGAAGAAGCTGCGTACAAGGTATCGCGTGACAATTGGTCAAGGTAGATAGCCATGTTGCGGCCGAGAAGACGTGAAGCAGAAGCCATAACGTCATCGAATGAAGCGTTAAGCAAGAGCTCTGAAACTGCAAGAGCATAACCATGCTCAGTTACAGTGATTGAGAACTGCTGTGCGGTCAACGCGTTGGTCTGCATACGAACACCTTCGACGAGCGGTGAGGCAAAGCCGAGGTTGTTGTAACGCATGAAGTTGATTTGAAGACCAGGTGCAACACCGAGTTCGGTCTTCTTTACTGCAAATTGCTCAAAGCGAAGGATTGGCATAGCTTGGAACAAGATTTCCTTGGACCAAATCTGCTGAATCGCTTGGGTGAGTTGGGTGTTTGTACCCGAGTAAGCGGTAGGTGACGCGGCAAGATTGCCAGTACCTGTAATACCTGATGCCATTAGATATGACTCCTATTTAG